TCGTTTTTGTAGGATTTAAGCTAAACAATCAAATAATTTTGATTGTACTCGATATATAAAATTTCGAGATTTTAGTTTTGTATAATTTAAAATTATACTACTTGTAGTCTTTAATAAATTGAACATCTCCAATAGATTTAAATCTATTTATCATAGTGTACCTACAAAGTTTGATTTATACTTTTATAAAAAGTCAAACAATTTAATTAAATAAAAATAATTAATTGAATAATTAAAATAAAGTTGGAAAATTTATTTGTTTGTATTTGTTTTTAATACTTTTTAATTTACTTTTCCATTTCATATTTTTATATATTTAAGTTTAATAGAGTATCTAATTTAATTAATTCATCCATTTTATATGGATATATTTTATCCCATTTATTAATACAATAATCAGTATTAAATTTAATATTAGATAAAAAATTAATTTGATTTTTAATTTGTGTTTTTATATCAATATCAAATTCTTTTGCCAATCCGAATACTCCTGTAAAAATAAAATTATCCTTAAATAAGGAACTCATATCAGCATCTCTAATTATTTTAATAAGTACAGCTGAAGCATTTTTTTTATATGGGAATTCTGTAGATTGAATTAACTTTATAATTTCAAGTTTTTGGATTTCATTTATTTTTTCAATATTATCTTTATAGAATAATTCAAATCCTTCTATTGCTAAAGCAATATTATTTTTATCATTTGTTTTTATTCCTAAATGATTAAAATCATGAAATAAAGACGATATAGCCAATATTATTTCATTTTCTTCATATTCAAAAGTAAATAATTCTTTTTTTGCTATTTCCATTGCTGAATTATAAACAGTTATAAGATGTTCGTAATTATGATATGGATTATAATTTCCTTTATTATTTTCTATTATAAAACAAATTGCTTTATTTATAATTTTGTTATTATTCATATTTTTTATTTTTTAGATAGTTTAATTTTTAATTCAGACAAATCATCAATATACATTTGTTTAGGTTCTACATTTAGAATATTTGATAATTCATCCTGTTTTTTATTAAGTTTTGTATTATATTCTTCTACATATTCTTTAGTTAATGAATATATACTTAAATTAAGTAAATAATTGTAATTATCATCAATAGTATCAAATTTCATTTTAATTAATTGATTAATTATATCTTGTTTTGATATTTTATGTACTTTTATTTTGTTATTTATAATACCATTTAAAAAGTTAATTTTATTTGTTAATATTTTAATATCATAGTTTAAATCAGTTATTAATAACGATTTTCTTTTATCATAATATGTCAATCTAAAATCAATAAAATACTTAATTAAATCATGTATTGATTTAAAGTTTTTTAATTTACCAAATTCATCAAGTGTATTTAAGTTTTCATTTTCTGTATATTCAAGTCCAAATAATTTTATTAAATCTTCCTGACTATATTTTAATAAATTTTCTTTTGTAAATTTAATAACGTATTCTATTTTATCAGTACAGTTATCATCATAATCAACTATTATTTTTTTATCTACTAAATTATTTAATATTTTTTCGTATGATTCTGATTCATAATTAGGAGGGATTTCTGATATTTTAACAGTATTTGAATTTATCATTTCTATTTTACCATACATACCCCATTTTAATAAATCTTCATCTAATAGTTTTGTTTCATTATTATTAGTAAATTGATTATAAAAAGGTTTTAATTTATTAATATTTATATTTTTCCCATTTAAATAATCCATACAAACATCAATAATATTTTTAGGACTTCTATTTAATATATTTGTCGCAAATCCAACTGCTATACCAGAACTACCATTTACTAAAACCATTGGGATAATAGGTAAAAAATAATTAGGTTCTATTTCTTGTCCTTCATCATATTTTGAAGTTAATAAATTATTATCTTTATATGTTAAATTAAAATTACTATTTAATTTTGTTCCAATATAACGTGGAGCACCTGCATCTCTATTTCGTAAATCTCCATATTGTCCATCTTCATCAAACAAAGATAGATTATTTTTAAACTGTTGCACCATATTTATAATAGCACCATTTAAAGAACCATCTCCATGATGATATTTTTGACGAGCCGCAACATATCCACCTAATTGATAACATTTTAATTCTGTTTTATTATCTTTCCATAATCTTATACTTTCATTAATAATTTTTCTTTGAACAGGTTTAAATCCATCTATTACACTTGGAATTGCTCTTTGTTGTATTGTATAGTATGCAAATGATAAGTATTCATTTTTTAAATATTCAGATATATTTCTTTGTGAATTTTTATATATAATTCCATCACAAAATGTTTCAGATATTAATTTTTGACGTTTTTTGTCTTTATCTTTTTTATCAAACCATATTTGTAAAATATTATCTGTTTCATCATCTTTAACAAATTGTATTTTTTTAGAATTATATATTTGTTTTTTATATTCATCATCTTTTAATGCAGCTAACCCCTTTTTAAAACTTATATTCCATTTTCTTAATTCTTCATTTGTATTACTTTGTATCCAATTATTATATTCTAATTCACTATAAAATTCTTTTACTGTTTTATTTAATTTTGCTACAACAACAGGAGTTAATATTTGATATATTTTTCCTTGTTCAAATAGTTCAGGCCAATACATATTAAAAAAATTGATTAGTAATGATGTTATAGCACTTCCATCATTATCTGAATCTGTCATTATATTTATTTCATTATATCTAAGTTTATCTGCTTTTTTACCTATTTTTAATCCTAAACTTGACATTAAACCAGATAATTCTTTATTTTCATAAATAGCTTTTTCTGTCATTCCATGTACATTACCTAAAGATTTTCCTTGTAATACATATATTCCATGTATTTGATTATCTCTATATTTAAGAAATCCTGATTGAGCGGAAAATCCTTCAACTATAAATAATTGACATTTTGTTCTATCTTTTCCTTTTGCATCTTTTAGTTTTTCTACTTTTATTTTATCTAATTTACTTGTTATTTTTCTAATTTCTTGCTGTTCCTTTTCTTTTTGTTTTTGAATAGCAAATTCACAAATAACATTAAATACATTACTACTATATAATAAATTAATAAATTTAGGAGATAATTCTAAATTAGGGGCTTCGGAATCTAATTCTATTTTATTTTGAGTTGTATAAGAAGGATTTATAATATTTGAATTAACTATTAATTTAATATTCTGTTTAATATGATATGTATTAATAGGTACCTTATATTTCTTTTCTATACGTTCTTTAATAAGAGGAATAATAATATCACATACTTTTTCAACATGTTTTCCTCCCTTTTCAGTTTGAACTCCATTTACATAACTAATTTGAGAAAACTTTCCATTTTCATTTGTAATACCTATATTCCATATATCGTCTTCATAATACGTTAAATCTTCTTCTTTATCAACAAATAGGTTATAATATTGTTTAATTGATTTATATTGATGTACTTCTTTTGTATTATCAATATCAAGTATAAATCTAATATTAGGAAATAATCCAGCTAAATCTATTACTTTTTTACGTATATAATGAATTAAATCTTCTGGTAATGTTTCATAATTAAAACGTTTTAAATCTGGTACAAATGTAATTTTAGTATGATTAATTTTACTATTTTTTATTGTAGGTTCATATTGTATTCTACTATTTTGTTCAAATTGCATTTCAAAATATTTCTTTCCATCACATGTTTGAACTTTAAACATTTTTGAAAATATATTAACACCCTTTAATCCTACTCCATTTCTACCTATTGTATTTCGTTCTTCTGTATCATCAAAATTACTTCCACTATGTAATTTAGAAACTAACATTTCAGGAATATAAATATCATGTTCTTTATCTTTATATACTCCTATTCCATTACCATCGTCTTGTACACTTATACTATTAATATTTGTATTAATTGATACAATTATATTTTTTACTGTTTTATGACGATTATATTCATCAATACTATTTGATATAACTTCGTTGAATAAATGTAATAATCCATTACTTAATGTATAAGTATAATCAATAAATTTATTATTATCAAATTTTCTATCTTGAATACTTGTTATGTTTAATCCTCCTATGTATGTATCTGGACGTAATAATATATATTCAACGTCATCTTTAATCCATTTATAGTTCATACTTTTTATTTAATTTAAAATATATACTAAATAAAATATATTTTTTTAATTAATATAACAATTTAACATTTATTAACAATAATTAATTTGTATTTTTAAAATAAATGTTTTATCTTTGTGGTATAATTATTAACAATTAAAAATTAAGAAAATGAAAACAGAAGAAATTGATAAACTAATTGACCTTGCAAAATTTTATAACAATTTAGGTTGTTTAACATTGAAAGAATTAAGCAAAAGAACTTATAGTTTAAGAGAAGCTGGAGAGGATATACCTTATATAGATTGTACGGGTTGGTTGATTCCTACATTAAAACAAAAAAATTGGAAATTTTTAAAAGAAACATATTTACCTGATGATATTAGAACACAAAACGGTCATATAACTTTAAGAGTGGTTGAATTTAATGAACAACTATATATTGTTATCTTTCAACATAGACTTGTAGCAAATGATTTAATTAATACGGATACGGTTGAAAATATAGAATATATAAAATATATTCCGAATAAAGGAGAATTTATCATAGAAAAGTTTTTATACTTATCTTGTAATATAAACAATAAAATAGATAGACATAAATTATTATTGATAATTACAGGTAGAGAAGAAAAGTAAACAATTAAACATTAAAACAATGAAAAAAGAAACTAAAAATTATATTGAAACATTATTTAATAAATTACTATCTAATGGATTTGTAGGTAATTCTGGTATTTATAAAGAAAGTTTTGATAGAAAAAGATGGATTGATGGGAAGTTTATTAAAGACAATTTTAGAGTAATTGACCAAGAGCATTCGATTAGATTTGAAATTAAAAATAATGGTAAATGGAAAAATTTATGTAAAAATACAAATTATAAAAAAGATTTTCCTATTATACCTGAAATTTTTAATTGTAAATAAAAATATAAAAATTATTAATCATTAAAAAATAAATAAAATGTAAAAAATATTTTATCAATAACAGCTAAATTGCCGGATACATCTAAGTTTATAACTGATTTGTCAAATTTAAAATCAACAATAAATGAAATTATTGATTATGTTAAAATAGATGATGATGAGAATAAAAAATTAAAATTTGAAATGATTGATTTGTATAAAAAAATGAGGGATTATAGTAAAGTAGATATAAAAATAAATCTTAATGATTTTGCCAATTGGTTATGTGGAGATGATTTAAGAGAAATAGATGGTATGGGTAGTGAAATTGTAGTTAATAGATTTTTAGATGAGCAAACAGAGAATAAATAATAACATAAAACTAAAATTATCAAATATGAAAAAATTTACAGACATTAAACAATTTAAAGATGTTGTTAGAGAAATCAGAACATCACACGATTTTCAAGGAAAAGATGAAAATGATACTGCTATTTATAATCATTTAACTCCCTATCCAACAATTAAATGGAGAGGAACAGTGAAAAATCATGGTACAAACGCAAGTATCATTAAATATAAAAATGGCACATACGAATTTCAAAGTAGAGAAAGAATATTATCATTGGATAATGATAATATTCAATTTATGTCATCGTTGAATAATAAATCATATATTTCATTATTTGAAAATATTGAATTTAACGATTATTGTGCTATATATGGAGAATGGTGTGGAATGGGAATACAAAAAGGAGTAGCAATATCTCAATTACCGAGAATGTTTATTATTTTTGCAGTTAGAATTGATGATGTTTGGATGGATATGGAAAATTATAAACATTTGAAAATTGAAAATGAAAACATCTATAATATTCTTCAATTTCCTTATTTTGATATAACTATTGATTTTAATTATCCAGAATTAAGTCAAAATAAATTACAAGAATTAACATTATCAGTAGAAAACGAATGTCCTGTAGGAAAATATTTTGGAGTTAGTGGAATTGGAGAAGGTATTGTATGGGAAGCATTTTATAATGGACAAAGATATACCTATAAAGTAAAAGGTGAGAAGCACTCTGTTAGTAAAGTTAAAACACTTGCATCTGTTGATACTGAAGAAGTTAATGGATTATATGAATTTGTTGATTATGTTTGTACTGAAAATAGAATGTTGCAAGGAATGGATAAAATAAAAGAAACTAATCCTATTCTTGATATGTCTTTATTAGGTGATTATTTAAGATGGTTAGTAAATGATATTATAAAAGAAGAAAACGATACAATAATCAAAAATGGAATTGATATTAAAAAAGCTAATAAATATATTAGTCAAAAAGCTAAAGAATTTTATATGAAAAATATTTAATTAAAAAGCCCTTATATAAAAGGGCTTTTTTTATTTATAGTTTATAAAACTAAATCCATCTTTTTTATCAATATCAATTTGCATATCGACCATATCCTTCATTGTATCAATATGTGATACAATAAGTATATATTTGTACATTTGTTTAAGATATGTAAATAGATTAGTTGATTTAACTAAATTTTCACTATCAAGTGAACTCCAACCTTCATCAATAAATATAAAATCTGTTTTAGGTAATATAGTAATTTTACTTAATGCTATTCTTACAGCAATATTTGATATAAATCCTTCCATTCCGCTATTAAGTTCAAGTAACCAACGTTTATTATTTTGTTTCATATAGATATTGATATTAGTGTTATCAATTTCCACCTCTAAAATAAAGTTTGTTATTTGAGATAATATTTTATTAACTTCAATATTCAATTTATTGACTATTTGTTTCATAATTTGAAATGGTATTCCTTCATGATGTACTAATGAAATATAATTATCCATTATTTTTAATTCTGTTTCTAATTCCTGGATTCTTATATATTTTATATTTAGTTCATTGATTTTAGAAATTAGAATTTCTTTTTTTATTTCATATTGTTTAAGATTATTGATTAGTGATTTATATTCTGTATCATATGATAAAATAATTGTATTTAGTTCGTTTATTTTAACTTCATATTCTTTATTTTTTTCTATGATTCCTTTGTTATTATTATACTCTGTAATTTTATCAATAATATTTATTAAATTAGATTTTTTAAGTTCTATTTCGGTATTTGTTTGTTTAATATTATAATCATTATTAGTTTTATCATGTTCTACTTTTGATAATTCTTTTGATATATTTGTATAAAATTCATATAATTTAACATATTGTACAAGGTTATTATTATCAAGTATAATATTATTTTGTTCATTAACTTTTTCTTGTATATTTAATAACTTTGAACGTTTTAATTCTATATCTGATTTTGTTTGTTTAATACTAAAATCAACATCTTTTTTATTTTTTTCCGATTCAACTATTTCATTTGAAATATTATTATAAAAAGTATATTGTTTAACATATTTTTCTAAATCATTATTTTCACTTATATTTTTATTATATTGTTCTTCTAATTCAATTATAAGTTTACTATTTATAGAATAATCATTACTTAATGATTTTAGTCCTTCTTGCTGTATCTTTAAATTATTGTTACATGTATTACAATCAATATCATAATTAAATCCTTGTAGAATAGATGTTGAATTTTGTATTGATTTGTTTTTTAATTTAAGATTATCAAGTTTAACAATAATATTATTATTTGTAGTAATATTTGTATTGTATGTATTATATTTAGTAGTTAAATCATCTATATCATAGTTTTGTATTTGGCTTTTATTTGTAATAATTTTATTATTAATATCACTAATATCTATGTTTAATTGATTTAATTTTGATGTATCCTTACTTATTTGACTATTTAATAATTCTTTTTCTGTTAATGATTGTGATAATGAAACATTTAACTTTTCTAATATTTTTATATTATTATTATATGTATTATATTTATCAGTTAAATCATTTATATCATAATTTTGTATTTGGTTTTTACAACTAATAATATTATTATTGTATATTATAACAGAATCATTTAATAATTTTAATCGTTGGGATAATTGTTCTATTTCATTTTCCAATAATATTTTATTGTTAATTAACAAATTAATATCAATATTATTTGTACTTATATTTATTATTTTTGATTTTAAATCATTAATTTTTACATTACCTTTGTCAATTAATTCATTATAATCATTAATTTTATTGGTTGTTAAATCTATTTGAGTATATAATGTATCCAATTCATCTTTACTTTCAACTAATTCATTATTAACATTTTGTTTAAGTAAATATTCAAATTCAACTTTTTTTGTTTTGTTTAAATTTGTTGCAGTGTTATATAAACTTTTATAAATATCCAATCCTAAAAATTGTGATAATAATAATCTTCGTTCTGTTTGAGTTTTATTAACAAAGTTAAATTCTGAATCATTTTGTAAAACAATATTTGTCATTACAGCATTATCATATGTACCAATAATAGCAAATATATTTTTATTTGTATCCTTTCTTTGTTCTCCATTTAAGTCTTCAATAATATTATCATCCTCATCTATTTTATATAAATTTACTTTAAATGATAATTTACCCTTTTTATCTAAATCTCCGCTTTTTTCAATTATATATTTGTTATCAGATACACTAAATTTTACTTTACCATAAAAATTAGTTTTACTTACATTTAATACATCAATTGTTTTTGATATTTTACTTGTGGTATCATATAGCATAAATAACAATATTTGCATAATACTACTTTTACCATATTGATTTGGTGCAAATATTCCTACAATATTATGTAGGTTATTAAAATTAATATAATTATTTTCTCCATAACTAAACATATTATCGAACCACATTTCTTCAACTTTTATAGTTGATTCATATAATGTATCTGTTTTAGGTAAATTATTATTTATTTCATTATTTATTGTATATAATTGTAATAATTGCTCATCACTTAATTCAAATCCTAATACTTCAGAATGTAACTGTTTTAATAAATCATTTTGATATTCAACTTTATTTAGGTTGTTTTGGGTATCTTGTAATTTAGTTTCTAATTCTTTATTTGAATTAATATTATCAATTGTTTTATCATCATCTAAATCCATTATAACTATATCCTTGATAGTAAAATGTAATTTAATGTTTGCTATTAAATCATTTAATGAATTAGATGATACTTCTTTATTTTTTTGTATTCTTAATGATAAATATTTAGGAAAATTATTTTTTATATATTCAAAATCAATTTCGATAATATTATTATCATCGTTATATACTATTTGATTATCACTTAGAAAATATATTGTTCTAAATCCATAATCATTTTTAATTTGTATAAACTCATGTTTATTATCATATACATTCCATTTTACAATACCATGTATATTATTTTCTCCGAAATCTTGTTGTATTAGTGAACCACTATATAAAATCATATTATTAAAAATTAAATAGGTTATTATTAATTAACGGTTTTGTTTGTATGTGATTTTTAATTCTTTCAATTGAACTATTATGGTATTTATTATTTTTTTCAATACAAATATAATTTCTATTTGTATTAATACATGCTATTGCAGTTGTTCCCGAACCTGAAAATGTATCAAGTACAATATCATTTTCATTTGTTGATTTTTTTATCAAGTATTCATTTATATCAATTGGTTTTTGTGTTGGATGAATATTACAATTAACTCTATCAAAATATAAAACATTTGTATCTCTTCCCCCATTTAATAATCGTCTTCCTTTTTGAGCATATAAAATAAATTCAGTTTTATTTGCGTAATCACCTTTTAAATCTCCACTTGTATGATTATTTTTAACCCAAACTAATGTTCTTTTTATATTAAATCCAACTTGTTTCATTAATTTTCTAAAATCAGAAATATAAAAATCATTACAATATATATATATATGAGTATTTTGTTTTAAAATTCTATAACAATCTGATATAAATGAATGAAACCAACTTATACTGTCATCATTTTCAATTTTGTCAAATTTATCAGTCCTCCAGGAGGACTGATAGTTCATCCCATAAGGAGGGTCTGTAATGATACAATCAATTGAATTATCATGTATTTGTTTCATTATATCAAAACAATCTCCTAAATGAACTGTATTTATCATATTATTTGGTATTTATGAATATCACCTAACATAGTATTATCAAATAAATTAAACATATCTTTTGTAATAACTTCATTTGTTAAAGTATATCCAGTATCAGTTTTTGCTCCATTTATTGTTCCATGATAAACAGCGTATGATTTTCTATTTAGATGTTTATAATTCGTTTTGTATAATTCAATTATTTCATTATATACTTTGATATTATCTAATAAAGAAAATACAACAAAATCAATTTCATTATTAATTGTATATATTCCACTTTCTTTAAGATAAAATAAATTATTCTTCATATATGTATCATGACAAACATTATCTATAATAGGTTGTAATGCATCTAATCTATCTGAATTATTAAGATTTGCATCATGATTACCCATAATTACAAAAGTAGGATTTATTTTTGTGATGTTATATAAAAAATTACTACTAACTTGTATTAATTCGGGGGACATTTGTGTTTTAGCATGTACAACATCTCCGCATACAAAATTAATTGAATTTTCATGTTGTATTTCTTTACATAGATTATCAAATACCGAATTATATTCTTCATGACGTTTTGTATTTCGTATATGAATATCAGATATATGAAAAATATTATCTATTCTTTTTAGCGTTGGTATTGTTATTTGTTTTTCTACTATCATATTATGTATCATTAATTTTTAATTTAATTAAGTTAAATAAATTTACTTTTATTCTATTTTCATAAATATATTTTATACTATTTTCTTTTCCTATTTCAGATATATCCTTTTCTTTTAAAAAAGTAACATAAACATTTTCTATTCCGTGATTAAATAAGATTTCACTTAATTTTATACTTTCGTTATAAGCATCATTATCAAGAATTAAATTAACTTCAGTATTATTATATTGTAATCTATTTAATAATTTTTTACCTATTGTTTTACCTAATAAAGGAATAGTATTATCATTTAATTCAATTGCATCAAACATTCCTTCAACTAAAAATATAGGTTTATTCCAATTAATTAAATGTTCAAATATTATAACATCATCTTTATCAAGTTTAGGATTTTTATAAGGTATAAAAGCTGTTTCGGTATAATCTCTTGTAACAAAATAATTTAATTTAAAATTTTCATCATAACTTGGAATAATTAATCTTTTATCATATTTATTATTTATACTATAATGTATTTTATATTTTTCAATTGTTTCAATATCTATATTTCGAGATAATAAATATTGAGTACATTCAAAAAAATTAAATGATTTATAATTATCCAAATATTTTTGAGAATTATTGTTATTATAAAGAGGAATAAATGAATTAAATAATAGTAAATCATTTGTTATTGGAGTATTATCAAATATAGTTTTTTGCTTTGTATTATTAGTAACATATATTTTAGGTAATATCTTTTTCAACTCATTTATTACTACTTTATCATATTGTAATTTATAAAATAATGATGTAATACGTTCTCCTCCATTATTACAAACCCAACAATGCCAATGACCTTGTTTATTGCTACTTTCCGAAATATTAATTTCTAATTTATGTTTAGGATGATTACAAAATGGACAAATGAAAGCTACATTTGTTTCACTTGTTTTTTTATAATTACCCAGAAAATTAGTTAAGAAATTTAATAAATCTTGTTGCATGTTTTAATTTTAAATTAAAATAAATAAAACATTATATTTGATAATTGGTTTTATTATTCACTATAAAAAAATTACTTTATTTATTATAAACTAAAATTTTATTTTATGAATAAATTAAAAATTAACTCATTTGTTGTTTTCGATGAAAATAGCACATCAAAAGAAAATTATGAAAAATATTATAAAGATATATTTCCATTAGATAAATTATTTGTTTATCTGGGTGAAATAAAACAAGCAAAAGGTCATTGTATTTTGTGTGATTTGGATACAGGGAAAATAATTGGTGTGTATCATATTGAAAATTTTAGGGAAGCTACTGAAGACGAGTGTTAAACAAACATATTTCATTTGATTCCATGTAAATTTATTTATATATAAATGAATTTAACATTTATTAACAGAAATTAATTTGTATTTTGTCAATAAATGTTTTATCTTTGTGATATAATTTAAAAGTTAAACAAATGAAATATTTACCCGAAATAAAATTAACAAAAACTAAAACTCAGGTAACTCTTGATTTAGGAAAAGTATCTGGTAGTGAAAGTGCTTATAAAATAATAAAACAATTTTATTTTGATGATATCGAAATATTTGAGAGTATGTTTATTTTATTATTAAATAAAGCAAATAAGCCAATAGGTTATTCAAAAATATCTCAAGGAGGAGTATGTTCAACGATTGTTGATGTGAAGATAATCGCAAAATATGCAATAGAAAGTTTATGCTCTGCAATTATAATTGCACACAATCATCCTTCAGGAGAATTAACTCCTTCAAATGAAGATATAAACATAACAAAGAAAATAAAAGATACTTTAAAATTATTCGATTGTACAATTTTAGACCATTTAATCTTAACTTCTGACAAATATTATTCTTTTGCTGATAATAATTGTTTATAATACGTTTATTTCAATTATTTTTATTTCCTAAGTAAATATACTAACTTAGAATAAACGTTGTTTAAAATCAAAATAAACAACAAAAAACCTACTTAAATTAAGTAGGTTTTATTTTATAAAGTCTAAAAATTTTTCAAACTCAATAACAATATATGTTTTACTTCTATTACGTTTAAATACAACTGTAGGAATAGTATTATGTTTTATACTTTCTAATTCACTTTGTTCAATTGCACTCCAAATATTTAATTTTTCATTATTTTTACATTCAAAATTAAATGGTATAACTTGTCTTGCTTTACTACTTAATTGTATATCTTCTCCTTGTTGTCCCATTCCTGTTGAACGTATATCATCTTCTGTTAATAAAAACTTTTCATCTTTATTTGTTGAATATAATATGTTAAAAAATTCAATTAATGTATCTCTTACAAACTGTTGTAATCTTCTTCCTTTTGCCTTAGCACTTGATGTTTTCATAAAAATATTTTTATATAAATAAAAACAAATATTAAAATTTTAACATTTATTAACATAATAATATTTGTATTTTAGAAATAAATAGTTTATCTTTGTACTATAATTATTAACAATTAAAAATTAAAACAATGAATAAAGAATTGGAACTAAAACAAAAAATCAATGAGTTGGAATTAAAAATTAATGAGTATAAAACTGAATTAAATTTAATTCAAAATGAGTTAAAAAAAGAAAGACAAGCAGAAGCGGAACAAAAATACAAAAATAAGAAAATGGTATACAATCAGTGTTCTGATGGTATTCAAGAATATGATGAATATTTATTGATATATTATAATGAATATGAAATTAAAATAAAAAATACGTATCATTTTAGAGATGAATATTCAATATATGAAATAGAATCATCTGGTCTTTGTGCTGTTTTTGAACAGTAAATAAAACAAAATAAAACCTACTTTAAATTAAGTAGGTTTTATTTTTTTATTCATTATATACTGTTTCTTCTTTAATTAAAGAAGTTTCATCCAATTGATTTAATTCTCTATCATATTTTAAAATCAATTTATCTGCAATTAGACTATAACATATATCTTTTAACTGAGGTTCTTTATTAAGAATTAAATCAATAAAATCTTTTTGATAAAATTTATATTCTTTAATTTCTCCTGTTTCTTTATCAACTATTTCTAATTTACTCCAAGCACCTGCAACTGTAATTATATCATTATTTTTAAGTACATCATACCATCCACTATATTTATCAATTCCTTTACTAAATATAATATTAAATGTACAACTTCTTAAAGGAGGACCTATTCTATTTTTTACTACTGTTGCTTTTGTTTCTATACCTACAACATCTTTATCTGGAGTTTTTAATTGTCCTAATTGTTGTAATCTTAAACGTACTGAACTATGAAATCCTATTGCCTTGCCACCGCTGGTTGTGTTATGATTTAATCTTCCGTTTGCTAAATATGTATGTTCTTCACTATCTACTTCTATATCCACTATATATAAAGAATCATTTACTAATTTAAAATCAGGATGATTTTTTGCTTTAATTTCATTATTATCTTCAACAATAATATGATTAGATGAACACTTTAGTATTCCATCTGTATAATATGACTGTACCTTTGATTTTACAACAAATGATTTTATAGGTACATATATATTATTTCCATTTTTATCTAATGTTTTAATACGTATATTTAAATCACTAATATCAGTTATTGATTCTGTTTGCATATCATTTAAATTAATAAATTTTTGTGCAAAATCATATAGTGAAATACACTGCTTAATTGTATGTTTAATCATGTAAAAATTTTTTTAATTGATTTGTTATTTCCATTTTATTTTTATATATATCCGTTTCATAAAAAAATATAAATTTGTAATTATTCTGTTCAAAGTTATATTTGCGTTCATTATCCTTTTTCCATATTTCTTCTGATGTAACATTTCTAAAAATATTATCGTGTTTATTATATTTTAGTGGATTTGCATGCCAATAATCTCCATAACATTCTATAATAATATTATCATTTATAAAAAAATCAGGTCTATATAATTTATTATTAATGGTAAATAATTTTTCATATTGCCAATTTAATAATAATTCATCTAATATTAAACTAAATTCATATTCAAGTTTATTCATTGATATACCTTTATTTTTATAATTTTTATGAGTCGATGAATATAACATATTATTAATTTTAATTGAATTTTTATTATTTCTAAAATCATTCCACATTTTTTTACTTGTTTCTCTTATTTTAGAAGTTCTATTTTTATCGTTCATTATTAATGTCATGTTATTTCTAAATTCTATATCCTTAATCCATTTATCCTGTAAACACTTTCCAATTTTTTCATACATTTTACTATTAAATCTATCATTCATCACTTTATTTTTCCAATCTTCATTTTTCCATAATTTAGAATTATGTTCTCCTGTTTGTTTAGAATATTTAATATTTCTTTCCACTAATTTCTTTTTTGTTTTAATACCTTCTTCTGATGAATAATGATTTAATAACGAATTTGAAATTTTATTTGTTATAGATTTATAATATAATAATAAATTATGTTTATCATTATCAGAAATAATAAAATTATTAATATACCATGTAATCTTATTTGTTACTGGAAATAATTTTTTTCTTTCATTATATATTTTAACAGATAATTCAACATCCACAATATAATAATAAAAATATTCTATATTTGAACTTGTTATTGGGTATCCTTTTTCAGATAACAAGTAAGGTTTATTACTCTTATATTCCCGTTTAAATGTTATATTTATAATAGGATTATTATTTTTATCATATTTCAATATAATATCAAAATATTTATTAATTAAATTAGTATCTATATCCACCACTTGTTGTTTATTATAAATACTAAATATTAAACTTTAAAAATATTTATACATCATATTCTATGTCAATCATAGTGGTAAACGGGTCTACACAATAAGCGTCACCAAAACTTACCCCTAATTTTACTCGTAGCTGATTTGTAAATATCAGTAACACACGTTCTTTACCAATCATATTAGTAATTTTTCTCATTGCTTTACTAAGAATAATTGCTTTAGAAGTAGCCCATCCATCTTTATTATATTCAGATTCTTTTTCTTGTATTGTTGTCGCACCTGCAACACTATCAACTACAATTGTAATTAGTTTTCCTGGATAATTCTTTTTAATCTCACCTATTAATTTTTCAATTGTTTCAAATATTTCTTCTAATACACTTAATTGAATATAAAGTAATTTTTTTGTATCAACACCTATTGCATATAAAAATTCTTCGTTTACAGCATTTTCTGTATCTATATATATTCCTATTCCTCCTTTTTCCTGTGTACTTTTTAGTAATGTACTGGCTAACAAAGACTTACCACTCGCTTCAAGTCCAGTAAATTCCACAATACGTCCAATTGGTATTCCTCCATTTTTTCTATTTGATATAATTAAATCAAGTATATCATTTCCAGTAGATATAAATTCTTTAATATCAGAAGGACTATCATCTTCTCCTAAAAAATATGCTATTGTTTCATTTTTATAAATTTTATTAACTGTATCTTTTAATGCTTCTAAATCATTTTCTACTTCGATAGGTGTAAAAGTATTTTTTTTTGCCATTTAATTATTTTTTTATGTATTTAATATAAAAAAGGTTATATATAAAATTAATATAACCTTTCTTTTTTTATAAATTGTTTTTAGCTTTCATCGTCAAGTAAACCTTTAAATTTTGAAAGTAAAGCATCGTTTTCTGCTGTATTAGTTTCTTTATTTAAAGTAGTTGTTGGACTTGTATTAGGTAATTGTTTATTGATTGTTTCGTTTACTAATGATACAGGATTTAATTCTTTAAAATCCAAATATTTTTTCAAAATTTCATTATATTTTTCGTCTGGTTGTGGTTTAAATAAACCTGATTCTTCTACATTTGTAAAACTGTTTACAATTCTATCAATTTCTTCTTGTGATTCTGATAATGCTGATTCTTTACGAGCCAATCTAATTGTAGTTTTACCAAAACTATTACCTGCTTGAGCTGGCGTCATTTTTTCTATAATTACATCAGTACCTTTGCGTACATCTGTAATATCTCCGTATTCAGGGTCAAGAATATAATTTAATAAATCTTTATAAACTGTTTCACTAAAACTCCAATAAAATACTTTTGTTTCGCCTGTAACTTGTTTATCTCTAAAAATAACAGGAGCTAAAATTCGTTTTGTAGCTTTTAAAGATTTTGCTAATTCGGCATCATTTTTATCTTTTGTTTCATATAATTTTTTTCTAAAAATAGAAATTGGGTCTTCTTTTCCAAAAGTTAAATTACTTATAATAGACTGTTTATTTAAATAATAAGTATATTGTTCAATAAAAGGAATGTCTTTTTTAAATTTGTTTGGTACTAATCTAACAGTTGTTGTTCCATAAGGAATATCAGCCATGATATTATCAAATGTTGCTGAGTTACCACTTTTGTTTAATTTTTCAAATTTTTGTTTTAATAAATTAATGTCCATTTGTTTTAAATTTTAATTAGGTTAAGAAATTGGGTTAATTTGTTTTATATTTGTTAAGTTTAATTTTCCAATGAATTGAATATGTGTTTTAATTAGACCTATTTCATTTGATAATAATATTTGATTTTTATATTTATTCCAATCAACTTCATATTTATCATCTGTAATTCCATTATTTTCAATTTTAATAACTTCATTAAGAGCATTAACAGTAAAAAGAGTATTTGTAATCTTTTTTCTATGTAATAGAATAGAATTATTAATAAGTTTATTTTTTGTATTATTTTCTATTGTTACAGTTAAAAATAATCTATTATTATCTGTTTTATCACAATAAAGAAAAATATCTGAATTGATGTCCTGTTTATATAACGAAATCATTGAATTTAAATGATTAATCATATTTGTATTATCTGTAAATACACATAAAATTTTAACTTCTTTATTCATGTTTAATTTGTTTATTAGTATATATTATATAAAATAAAATATAAAAAGTTATTTATATTTTTTGTGAATAATTTTGTTTGTAAAGATGTTTCTTAAAAGAAAAGTTATTTTTATTTAAATAATTAATTATTTTTTTAAATTTAATTAAATTGTTTTCATTTTCTATATTTATATCAAAAAGTAAGGAATCATAATTATACATAATAAGTTTAATATCGTTATCATTATTTAAAATATTGAATATTTTATTCATAATTATAAATGATATTTCAGTTTCAAGTAATTGGATAAAATAATTAAAAAGTTTATTATCACTAATATTTTCATCTGATATATAATTTTTAATTTTATGTATTGGACTTGTTATATATCCTTTATAGTTATTAAACAAATCAATTGCAAACTTATTTACTTTTATAAAAAAATCTATATTTGTATTTCTATCAAGACTATATAAATATCTAAAATTTTTAATTTTTGTTTCTTTATATTGTTCTTCAGTTAAATTATCAGTTTTAAAATAATATTCTTTACCTAAATATTCATGCCAATTATTATATGGTTTAGGTAAATCAACATTTAATAATTTTGATAAAATATTTAAATGATAAGCATTAAAATCTATTTCTATTAGTATTCCATTTTTATATTGAGATGTTATTAATTCTCTTTCATTATTACTTTTATTTAAACTCATAAAATTAAAACTATAAATATTATTAGTAGGTCTTAATGTTTTAGTTAATAAAGTATAATTTGATATTATATTTGGAATATTATTTTCAATCAGATAATTATAAGTATTATTTTTATATTTTTCTAATAGTTCATTATTTATTACAATATTACCTTTTTCAATTTTAATTATAGTTTCAACAACAGTATTATTAATAAAATTATTTATCTCAATATTAGGTATATCCTGTTTAATTGATATAATATCTATTAGTTCAATTAATTTAATATCAGGTATTAAATACAATTTATTGTTATAGAAATTATTAAATTTATCATATAATTGAGTAAAATATGTATTTTCTTTTTTTGTTTTTATATATGTAAATATTGATAAATCTATAATATTATTTTCTTTTTCTAAATTTAAAGATAGTAATAATTCTTTTTTATTATTAGTATAAATAAATTCATCAGTATTTAATAATGATATATCAAATATTGAATATATTGTTATACAATCATTATCAATAAAAATATATCTATTATTTTTACAATGTAAAACATGCTTATTACTGTATTCTTTAATTAAAATAAGAATTTTCATTATATTTTTTAATTTAAAATAAACATAAATAAAAATCGTGCAAACGATTTTTATCCAGCTTTAGCTGGTAAATATTTCATGTTCTATAATATTGTAAATAATCAGTTAGTATATTATTTAATCCATACATATTTAAATTATTTAATTGAACTGTTCTTTTATTTGTATCATATACTCCACTATATTTAATATTATTAATAATTGTATCATACATATATCCTTTAATAACCCAATTAAATTTAATTCCATAATACAAATAGTTATCAATACCTTTATTATTATTATCAGTTAATGTATCAAATTGTTTTTTATCAATTTCGATAACACTACTTTTTATATCATTTCGTTTTTTTATAAAATAACGTTCAAAATAAGTATTATCATAATCAGTTTCATTTGGAACTGGAATATAATTATATGGGTCTGTAAATTTATCATATATAAATGTACCAGATAAATTCAAATAATCAATAAAGTTACTATTATTATTATATTTATATAATTTATCATCGTTATCTGTAAACAATATATTATTTTTACTATAATAATATCCTATGTACTCAACTCCATCAAATGACATGTATTCCTTTCCTTTTGTATAAAATGTTTTTTTATTTATATCTATAGGATTATATTTCATTTTTTTATAATTTTTTTGTAATTTTTGTATTAATAGTATTAATTTCTATTTAATTAATTTTATTTTATTTAATTTAATAAAAATTATTTATTAATAATTTAAATTATTTAAATAATAATTAATTGACAATTAATAGCGTTATTATGCACTATTATTAGTAAGTATATATTGTTCAATTTCAATCATTGCATTTATATGGCTTTGAGCTATTAATTGTTGTCCTTCTTCACTTAACATAAATTTTCTATCATCTGGTGAAGTATAAAATCCTGTTTCAGTTAAAAAAGCTATACAATTTGTTTGATTTACTATTGGTAATCTTTTTTTCAAATCTTCCTCTCTTTTTTTATCTGTAACTGGTTCAACTGATATTTTACCTCTTTCACATATTTGTAAACTTTTATCAACTGTTGCAAGTTTAACAGATTTTATCCACATATCATTTAATTGATTAAAAAAGTATGGAGCCAATAATTTACTTTCTTTATAAAATAATTTTTGTGTAGGAACATCATTTTTAATATATTTTTCACTTGATACTATTATCATAACACCACTTGCTGTTCCTTGTTGCCCAACTGTACTAATTACTTGAGCATTTGAATGAATTGATAATAATATATATTTTTTTGTTTTATCATTTTGTACTATTGAATTAATTATTTTAACTCTATTATCAATTTTTATATCAACATCAGTGTTTATTATCTTAATTGTATTTATATTATTTTCATCCGCTAATTTAACTATTTTATCAACAACTTGTCTATTAAATTTATATTCTAATAATTGTGGTACACCACTTTTATCATTTACATTATCTGGTGGATAACGTTTATAATCTGGTTTACTATTATATCCATGTCCAGCATCCAATATCCAAACTATATTGGAATTAGTTTTTTGTTCATCCACAGTAACATTTTCTGGTTCTTGTATTTGATTTGTATTTGATAATTCATTAGTTGTTTTATTTGTATTAACATTACTAAATGAAGGAGAATCATAATCACCTGTTTCAATATCACCTGTATTTATTCTCATAATTGTTTCAATTGATGTTTCCCATCCACTTGTTCCTATATCATGTGATATATTTGTTATTTGAAATACAACTTTATTTTTATATCGTTCTGGTAAATAATCAATGTTTATAACATTACCAAAATGTAATCCTGCAATTCCATCTATTTTTAAAGATAATTTAAGAGGTAAAAATTGAAATTTTCTATTATTAGGGGTTTGTTCATTATTTACACTATATTTATTAACAGTTGATATAACGTTACCAGCCAAAAAACTACTTTCATTTATTTTATTATTTCGACCAAAATTATCAGCGATACATTTTTTAAATAGAACTTTTAAATTTTCAATTGTTTCAGGAGTATATCCGTCATTACTATAATATATTTTATGTCTCATTTCTTGTAACTTATCTTTATAGGTTTGTTCATCCCAAATTTCAAGTGTTTCATTTGTAATATCATCACTTATATTTGTATTAGGATTTACAGGAAGAGGTACTAATTTCTGGGTAGTTAAATTTGTTAAATTTGCTCCATAAAAATTATACTGTGATGTTATAGTATTTGAATTGCTTTTTGATGAATCTTCTGCATTTGAACCATACATTATTTCAGCTTTAATTTGTTCGTCCACATTAGTAGATAAATCACATGTTTTAACTATACTATTAATATTATATACCTTAAATAAAAATGGATTAACTTTATCACTTTCAACAATATTATAATCTACAACTCTAATTATATCAGGAAAATATTCATCAATTATAACACCTAAATTCCATGAATTACCTGCGGCATCTGATATTTTTTGTAATAAGTTTGTAATAAATTCATTTAGAGTTTCTGTTTCATTAATTATATTTAATATTGTTCTTAAATTTAATAAAATACCTTTTAAATTAAAAAATTGTTGATTTATAAGTTCCAATTGTAATTCATCTGGTAAATAAGTATGAGTTACAGAAAAAAACTTTTTATCAGTATAATTAGTTGTTCTCCATACATCTTTTAGTGGAAAAATACATGTTAAAGGGTCAGCACTATCTCCTATTCCATTAAATGATAATAAAGTTGAATTACTGTCCATTTTAGGGACTATATTTTTTTGTGTGTTGTTTGTACTACCAAATGTATTATTGTTTATTACAGTTGGATTTAAGGACGAATTTGATATTGTTGATAATGGTGAATTTGATATGGGATTTTCTTCTTCTTCACATTCATCTTTTCCTTTCATTTGTAAAGATAAATTATCATTAACAATATATTTCTCAAAAAATTCCCATGTTACAAAATAATGATGGTCTTCCTTTTTATCAATTTCATTAAAATTTCCTTCCTCATAACCACTCATATCAATATCAATTCTCATTCCCATAATTTTATCATTGATAATAAGTTGTTTTTTATCATTACTATTCATTTTATCAGTAATGGCTCGTAATGTTGCTTTTATATTACTTTCTACAACACGAGTATTTTCTACATCAGGTTTAGTCAATTGTTTAGAAGTTGAATGAATACTCATATCTAAAAACATACTTGCTATACTAACAATTGTTGTAGTACAATCAAACCCACCATTTTGATTTAATGTCCAACTGAAATTTGATATTTGTCCTTGTAATCCATCAAAATGACCTCCGAATTTATCTATTTGTTGTATTATTTTTTTCGTCATACATCTATCAGATTGTGGTACAAGTGAGAATAAATTACTTGATACAGGATTATTATCATCATCAGCCATAACATTCCAACCCCATTCCAATAATATACTCATTCCTGGTGTCATAAACAACTTTTCAATTATATTTAATTGTTCTATACTCCAAACAGAATAAGTTATTGTAGCTTCTCTTACAGACCCCATACTACCTTTATTTGTAATAGATACACTTGTTATTCCAGGTAATGGTCTATTATTTGAATCGTATAATTCAGAAAATCCTGAAGGTATAGTTTTTGATTGAGTTGTTCCTCCATATAGAATATATTTTAATCTTATATCTATATCATTATTTATGGCTACAAGAGATGTTGCTCTAACCCATGTAGTTTTATTATTTAACCAATTAGTTCTTAAATTTATATTATTTAACTGTCTATAATCAAGTGTTTTTCTTGCTGATGGTCGTATCTCTGATAAAAATATACCCATAATTTTATTTTAATATAAATACAATTTAACATTTATTAACAATAAATAATTTGTATTTTAGAAATAAATAGTTTATCTTTGTAATATAAATTTTAAAACAATGAAAACACTAAAACAGTCTCAAATAAATAGAATGAAAAAAGTAAGTTTGTTAGAACTCGAACAAACAGTAAATCATTTAAGAAATTATATAGTTTATATTGGTAAAAGTTTTGCTACTCATTTTATTGAAATTCACTGTGGGTTTGATAATGAAAAACAACGAAATCATTTACAAATAATAAATGAACTTGTAAAAAATCAACCAATACATCATGTTTTATTAGATAATGTTAGAAAAAATTGGAACAAATAAAATTATTATAAATCACTAAAATAATTATCAATATGAAAAAAATAAAATTGTATCAATTAGCTTTATATATTCCTTATAAACCTAATGTTATTGAAATAAAGTATAAACATAAATGGAAAGTAAATGGAATTGTCGATAATAATTTACTTTTTAAAGATAGAAGTGGAATGTTAGATATATCAGAAATAAAATTAATTTTAAAACCTATTTCATATTTAACAAAAGAAATTGAATTTAATGGTGAAAAATTCATTCCAATTTTAAAATTACATGAATATATTTATGAGTTAAATAACTACGATTATTCGCAAATTTCGGATATTGTAATTGATAAAACTTTTTTAGGTATATCATTTAAAGAAGCTGGTGAAAATATGTTTTTTGAATTTACAGGAACATCATTTTTATATCAAAACAAAGACACTAATAAAATATGTATGAATGATTTTGATTTTAAATTAATTCAAAAATTAGCTGAATGGGGGTTAGATTATTTTAATTTAATTCCTCAAAATTTAGCAAGTAATTTTTATAGTACATAATTATAATATATACAATATATAATTTAAATTGTGATTATATTTATCTTTTTAATATTAAATTTGAAAAATATAAATTTAACATTTTTTAACAATAATTAATTTGTATTTTAGAAATAAATAGTTTATCTTTGTAATAATTATGAAAAAAATGAAAAATATATCAAGTAAAATTATATTAACAAAATATTTATCAGAACAGGAAATGAATTTACTAATTGCAATAAATTCACTAAAATCAATTACACATTCTAATTTTGTTAATACAGAGTTTAAAGGAGATGACGAAATTCGAAAAGAAATATCTAAAATGATTGAACGTTTGGAGGAATTAAAAAATGAAACAAACGTAAATCATTTATTTAATAAAATAGTGGAATATTAGAATTAATAAAAACTTGTATTTATTATTAACAATTAAAACTAAATATTATGAAAGAAGAAATTGAGTGGATTGAAAAATTACAAAATGATATAAAAAAATTCAGCTTAAAAAAGTTGAAATTATTAATTCATTAAAAAATAGGGATATGTTACCGTATAATGAAATTATACAAAAAGGTAAAGAACTACAAGAATTACAATTAAAAATCGAAACAATTGAAGATAGTATTTATAATTAACCAATTAAAAAATATACAATATGCTAACAATATCTGAAACTATCAGTCTTCTCTTATTTTTCAAGGAGGTGAGAAAAATAAACAAAAAAAATAGCGATAATAAAATTAATCATAATTTATCAGTACATGATAAAAATGAATTAATATTAAAACAAGAAAATGAACTGGTTTTAAAAGCTCAAAGTGGAGATAAAAAAGCAATTGAGCAATTATTAAATAATTATTTGATGTTTATTATAAAAACATCAAAGAAATATCAAGCCATTGAAAATATAGAGGACATTATTCAAGAACAATCATTAGGATTTCTCGAAGCATTACCAAAATATAATATAACAGGGAACCGTTATTTTACACATGCAGTTCACTATATGAAATTAAACACTACTAATTATCTAAATGACCATTCATGTTCGATACGTATTCCTTGGAACAAAAGAAGGGAATTAGAAAAAATTAATAAATTCAAAACAAAATTCCATAAAGAAAATGAACGAATGCCAACTGAATATGAAATTGAAAATGCAGTTGGTTTAGTAGGAGAAAATATAAATGTAAATAGTATTGATGTTCCTTTGAGTTGGAATGGAGATGATTTATTTTTGTCCGATATATTAACGGATGACGATGATAATTCAATTTTCAGAGAGGTATCAAATGAAGATAATATAAAAAAAGAATTACTAACTTATATAGAACCAATTGAATACGAGATTTTAAAATTTATGATATTATCATCTAATAAAATTGAGGATAGGTTTACAGTATCCTCATTATTGAATAATAAATATAATACTGAAGTATTTACACCAACAAAAGTGAGCAAGCACTTCAAAAGTGCGTTGTTAAAATTAAAAAATAATGAAACATTTATTTTGTTATTAAAAGAAAAAAATATTTTATAATAATAAAAATTATTTTATTTAATTAAAGTACTTATATATAAAACATATAAGTACTTTTTTTATGAATAAAGACTATTATAAAATATTAAATGTTGATAAATATTCTTCATCTGATGATATAAAAAAATCATATCGTAAATTAGCATTACTATACCATCCTGATAAAAATTTAGATGATGTACAATCGGAAGAAAAATTCAAAGAAATTTCTGAAGCATATGATGTACTAAGCAATCCAATAAAAAAACAAGAATACGATTATAAATATGGTTATACAATGAATATTGAAACCATATTAAATAATTTTGATAATGATATTTATAATTTTGCTATTAATAATGGAACTGATATACAAACAGTAACATATTTATCTCCTTTGGATTTATTATCTGAATATAAAATAAATATTACATATAATAGAAATATAATTTGTAGAGATTGTAATGGGGTAGGAGGATTTAATATTAAACCTTGCACAATGTGTAAAGGTAATGGATATATTAAAGTACCATTTAATAATAATATAACAGTTAATTGTCAATTATGTAATGGAACAGGAACCCAAGCAACAGATATATGTCCTACATGTAAAGGGAAAAAACTCATTAAAGAAGAAAAAAAAATAGTTATAACATTAAAACCAGAACTTCCAGTATCATTTTTTAAATACGGATATATAACAAAAGAAATAAAATCGTTAGGTAATGAAGGTTTTCATAGAATAGGTAATCTTATAATTATCATACGAATTAACAATACTGAAAATATAAAATTATTAAATAACGGAGATATAATAATTAATAAAGATGTAACATTAGTTGATATGCTTATTGATACTGAAATTAAATTAACAGATAAAATAGTTTTTAATACACAAAATAGAACAAATAATAATTCTTTATATTTATATGAAAAAGGAATATATAATAATTTAACAAATAAAAACAATGATATTATTATAAATCTTATAACTAATATTCCTAAACAAACAGATTTAACAAATATTCAAATTGATAAAATAAAAGAAGTATTTAAATAATATTTTTGTTTATTTATATAAAAAAAATATATTTATGGCAAACAAATTTTTTAGTAATTTAAAACGATTATTTACAGCAAGTGTCGTTATTAATAATAACAAAAATAAACAAAAGGTAATTAATTTTAATAAATTAAATACCAATTCTGTGTTACAGAAAAACTTTACATATCAACAGCCTGGAAGTATTAGAAAAACTAATATTGGATTAAATGTAAATGAAACAAATGGATATACTATTTTGCGAGCTGATTTATATAAAGATTATGAAGCAATGGATAAAGATGGTATTTTATCAACTGCTTTAGATATTTATTCTGATGAATGTACAACAAAAAGTGTTATGGGTGATATTATAACAATAAATACCAATAACGAAGATATAAAAAAATCATTAGAGAATTTATATAGTGATGTATTAAATATATCATTTAATTTATGGAGTTGGGTAAGAAATTTAGTTAAATATGGGGATTTTATATTAAAATTAGATATAGTTGAAAAAATAGGTATTGTTAATGCTCATCCTCTTTCCATATATGCAACTGAACGTATAGAAAGTCCTGAAAATGTAGATTCAGTATTATTTACTTACGATATGTCAATTGGACAAACTATTCCACTATCTCAAAATAGATACGATAGTAAAAATGCAGTTGTATTTAATGATTATGAAATAGCACATTTTAGATTATTAAGTGATACAAACTTTTTGCCGTATGGAAGATGTCTAACAAAGGATTCTTATATTGAAACAGAATATGGATGTAAACCTATTATTGATATAACTTCAAATGATAAAGTATGGACATATAATATTAATAATGACTGTATGGAGTTATCAAATGTTGTTAAAATGATACATTCTGGTAAAAAAGAGATTATAGAAATAAAAACTCAACATAATAATATAAAATGTACACTTGAACATCCAATATTAAGTTATGATAATAATAAATTGGTATATAAAATGGCTAAAGATTTACAAGTGAATGATTTAATTGCATTTTATGATAATTTATTATTTGAAAAAGTTATTATATCTATTGATTCAATAAATAATTTAAATATAGAAGATGATGTTTATGATATACAAGTAGAATCTGATAATCATAATTTTATAGCAAATGGATTTATAGTACATAATTCAATGCTCGAACCTGCTCGTAAAGTATGGAAACAATTATTGTTATTAGAAGATGCTATGTTAATACAACGTATAATGAGAGCACCTGAAAAAAGAGTTTATAAAGTAGATATAGGTAATATTCCTACAAATGAAATTGAAACTCATATAAATAATATTATGAATAATATTAAAAAAGCTCCTTATATGGATGAAAGGACTGGGGATTACAATTTAAAATTTAACATGCAACCTATAGCATGGTATTCTTTAATACCTCTTATTGACAGAAGAATTATTACAATAAAACAATTAGCAGAAGAGATTAAGGAAGGCAAACAAAATCTTGTATATTCAATAGATAGAGATAATAATAATGCTATTGTACCTGGTAATGTTACATGGTGTGATTTAACAAAAAATGATGCTGATATTGTACGTATAATATTAGAAGATGGTAGTTATTTAGATTCTGAATTGGAACATCCTATTATGTTAAGAGATGGAAATTATATAAAAGCAAGTGATGTTAAATCTGGAATGTCATTGATGCCCTTCCATGCTTCCAAATATAAAAATATAAATAAATATGAACAATTGTATAATCCTTCAATTAATAAGTATGAATTAATACATGGAATAGTAGCAAATGAATTTAATAAATATCAAATAAATGATGAAACAGATATTAATATAAATTGTATAGTTTTATCAGTTGAGTTTTTAACTAAAAAGGAAGATGTATATTGTATGACTGTTGATAAATATCATAATTTTGCAATATGTACTCATGAAGGAGAAGAATTAAAATATGGATTTTTTGTAAAAAATTCAATGATGGAAGATTTCGTGATACCTGTAAGAGGAGGAAATAGTGGAACAGAAATAGATACATTACCAGGACTTGAATTTAATGCAATAGATGATATTGAATATTTAAGATTAAAATTATTAGCATCTTTAAAAATACCTAAAGCATTTTTAGGTTTTGATGAAAATGCAGGAGATAAATCTACATTAAGTAGTCAAGATGTAAGATTTTCAAGAACAATAGAAAGAATACAACGTATTGTAGAAAGTGAATTAAATAAAATTGGGGTTATTCATTTATATACACAAGGATTTTCAACTGAAGAAATTTATAATTTTAGTTTAAATTTAACTCGTTCAAGTCAAATAGCTGAATTAGAACGTTTGGAAGTACTTGACCAACGTATAAATATAGCAAATAGTTTAAAGGATTTAAGAATATTTAGTCAGGATTGGGTATATGAAAATATATTTAATATTACAGAGGATGAAATTAAAAAAGAACGTGAGAGATTAGTAATAGATGCAAAAAATAATTATAGATTAGAACAAATAAATAGTGAAGGTAATGACCCATTAAAAGATAAAGAGATTAAGGATGAAGAAGAACCTGATTTAGATGAAGAATATGAAACAAAAATAAACAAAATACAAAATACATTTATAAAAGATTCAATAATAAAAAAATTATCAACTAAATTTAATCAAAAACAAATAATTAAATAATTTTTATTTAGTATTTATATAAAAAATATTATATGTCAAAACACAATAAAATTAAAAATACAGGAATTTTATTTGATATATTGGTTGAAGTAATAACCAATTCAATTATGTCTAATAATTTAAGTGAAGAAAACAAAGCAAAAGAGTTATTAAAAAAATATTTTAATGAAACAGAATTGTCAAAGGAATACAATTTATTTAGAACTATATATGATACAAAACTAAATGAAAATAAATTTGATAATTTTTTACAAAAAATATTTGAATTACGTAAAAAAATAAATGAAACAAAATTATATAATGAAAAATATAATTTGATAAAAGATTTAAATGAACAATTTAATACAACTGAATTGTTTAAAAAAAGATTTAATAACTATAAACTAAATGCTTCAATATATAATATATTTGAATATGTTATAAATAAAAAAATAGACCCAGAAATAGTTGTACAATCAAAAAATTCAATTAAGGAGCATGTTACAAATAAAATAACAACTAATAAATTGGATGTTATATATGAATTTAAAAAATTAGATGAAAAGACTCGTTTATTAAGTTATAAGCTATTAATAGAAAAATTTAATAAAAAATATGAAAATTTTAATGAAGAACAGAAAAAAGTATTAAATTTATATATTAATACAATTTCAAACAGTCCTTCTTTAAAAAATAATATCAATAATGAAATATTATCATTTAAAACCTATATTATAGAAAATATATCAAATAAAAATATAGATAAACGTACTCAAATTAAATTAATTGAATTATCGAAACGTTTAGATGAAATATTTAAAGGTGATATTGCTACTGATGAAAATATATTAAATTTATTAAGAATACAAGAATTAAAACCAGAATTACAAAAAATATTAAAATAAATTTATAATGGATATAAAAAAATATATAGATAATAAAATCATTGAAGTAATATCTGAAAATAATGATGATGTAAAGGACACAATGTTTAATAACAGAAAAAAAACATTAAGTAAATATGATTTAACAAAATCAGAATTAAATTTACTTATGAAAATTATGTCAACTATTGGATTTACACAAAAAGAATATAATACCACAGATGATGAATATAGAAGTATCATAGATAAGAAACTTGTTCCTTTAAATATGATGATACCTTATAAAAAAGGATATATCTTAACTAAATTAGGTAAAAAATTACAAGGATATGTTTTAGGTGGGGAATATAAATTAAATATAAAATAATGGAAAAGCAATTATTAGTAGATGTAACAATGCCTTCAACTAAAAAATTTATTTTTGAAGGTAAAAACGATGTAACAAAACCTCTTATTGGAGAAGGTGTTATACAACGGGCAGATTCAGAAAATCAAAATAAAAGAAAATATCCAAAGCATTTATTAAAACGTGAAATTGATAAATTTATTAATACTAAAATAAAAGAAAATCGAGCTTTATGTGAACTCGACCATCCCGATTCAAGTGTAATAAGTTTAAAGCATGCTTGTGCAACAGTAAATAACATTTGGTGGAAAGGTAATGATGTATATGGTAAAACATATATACTTAGTGATATTTATGATAGTAATGGCAGAATTGTTAAAAGAGGTACAACAAACGGTAATATATTAAGAGCATATTTTGAACATGATGTTACAGTTGGTATAAGTAGTAGAGGATTAGGAAGTGTTAAAGATTTATCCGAAGGAGTTGTTGAAGTACAAGATGATTTTGAAATTATTTGTTGGGATTTTGTAAGTGAACCTTCAACTCAAGGAGCATTTATATATCAAGTCAATGAATCAGTTAAATATGAAACATCAATATTACATGATTTTGAAAATAACTATAAAAAAATAAATGATATAGTTGATTGTTTATTAGGTGAAGTTAGAGTAAAATGTGATTTTGATAAATGTGTTATATATTAATACTATTATAGTATGAATAAAATATTAGTTGATTTAGAACATATAATAAAAGAGTTTTTACAAGAAAATAATATAACATATAATTTACAAATTAATAATACAATTAATAAATTAAGTGTTAAATTAACAAATACAAAAATTAAACCTAATTTATTATTAAATAATAAAAATAATATGGTTTTGAAACCTAAATTAAATCCTATTATAAATGAATATAAAATA